TCCCCGCGCGGGTCCCATATATGAGGGCACCCCTCACTACACACGACCGCTACCCCGAAGCAAAGCACCGAGCCGCACAAAAAAAGGCAGCGAAGGAACCCTAGGGGCAACTGTCGTTCTGAAAATAAAAAAAATGGACACACGTTGAGCAAGAAAAGCAAAGACAACATCAAGAAGGTTGCTCTTATACCGGGACCGGGAGCGGTTCTTAAGAGAAACGGCACATGGTTGGAGCCGCAGCCGCAAGGAGGCTACCTGTTGCGTGAGGGAAGCGCGGGTGGAGCGCCCCCAGCGGAGCTACGGAAGCGTATGCGGGGCCATGTGTCGGAGCAGATGCACGTCGCGGTGGCGATTCTGGGTTCGGAGGACGCATCGAACCGCGACAAGCTGTCTGCGCTGGAGATGTTGGCTAAATACGGGCTAGGGCAACGTAGTGAGAAGTTCGATCCCGAGTTGGTGCGAGCATTGGCGCTGGCGGTGCAGGCAGAAGTGTCTGACGCAGTCACGCTCAAGGCTATTGAGAAGCGTTGGGCGGCTGTTTTGAAGGAGCATGTGGTAGGTACATAACAAAGGAGCGATATTATGAGTGATTCCTTCGTAAGTTCGAGGATTACCCACGACAAGTGGTCAGAATGGGGCATTAAGATGCCAACAACGCCTGAAGAGGCGCTGCATGTGGTGCGGGCACTAGCAGCTATTGGTATGACCTTGAATGCAGACGACCGAGTCGTGCAAGATCAGCTAGATAAGAACCCAATGCTTGAGCGCAGGTAGACAATGCCCACATACGGTTTCATTTGCTCGCAATGTGAAAAGGATTTCGAGGTGTTTCGACCCATGAGTGAGTATGAAAAGCCTGCCGACTGCCCTAGTTGTGGCAAATCGGCTAAAAAAGTCTATGCTCGCTCTGGCCCACCCATCGTTAAAGATGGTACTCCGAGGTACCACAAGCAGTAGTGGATGACATATTCAATATCGGGGGCGACCTAGAGCGCTGGTTGCACTTACGTGAGCTAGAACAAGCATCGTCGTCGGTGTTTGTGGGCACAGAGGTGGACCCCCTTCGTGTTTTGATGGACCCGAATGTCACGGAGCCATGGGAGTACGAGCATAGCAGGACAGAGCCGTTTATTCCGGGCTCTATGCACCCAAAGCAGGTGGAGGCATTGGCATCGGAATCACGGTTCAGGTGGCTGTTTTGGGCCAACCAAACAGGAAAAACTACGACAGGCGCGATTGACATAGCGCTTACGGCACTAGGTAGGCACCCCAACCAAAAGTGGCAAGCACCTCTGCTACTGTGGGCTAGTGCTTTAACGTGGGATTTGTGGGAAAATATATTACTGCCGGAGCTTCTAACGTGGATACCGCCCGAACGTATCATCGACGCACCGGAGCCACGTATGCGCAGTACAAAGCGCGTCATACTGGTCCGCGCAGACAACGGGCGTATCAGCCGTATTGTTGGGAAATCCGCAGAACAGGGGGCAGCTAAGTACCAGAGCGCCCGTGTGCACAAAGTGTGGATGGACGAGGAGCACCCGGAGTCTGTGTGGGATGAGGTTCAGCCGCGCCTACTACGGCATGGCGGCGAAGTCATCACCACAGCTACACCGTTATTGGGCCTTACATGGCTGTATCACAGGATCTACGATCCATGGAAGCGTGGTAGGCAGTCTGACCATTACTGCAGCCATGCCGGGCTTGCGGACAACCCTTCGATTGATCCGAAGGATATTGCAACAATTACCAAGGAGTTTGAGGCCGACCCACAGCAGGCGGAGGCCCGGCTGTACGGCAGGTTCGCTACTCCTACTGGTATCGCACTTCGCTTTGATCCCAATAAGCACTTGGAGTCATGGACGCCAGATATGAAAGATGTCGTGAAGCAACAGAAATGGCGTCATGTTTGTGGTGTTGACTTTGGGTACTGGCGCTTTGCCTTCGTGCATTTAGTGGTAGACAGGGCTGGCCGGGCGCACGTCGTAGGTGAGGTGTTTAGTCAGAAGCAGGACCTCACAGTACGGGCAAAGAAAATCCACGACCACCTTACCCTGTGGGACGCCCCAAAGGAAACGCGCCTGTGGGGTGACGCTGCAAATCCTACAGATATTGTTGAGTTAAACCGAGAGCTAACCCGGATAAACTCACCCTACCGAGTAAGGCCGGTGCGGGCGGAAAACAAAGCCCGTCAAGCGTCTGTCACGCTGACCAACAAACTACTAGCCCGTCAGGCCCTGATGATCCGGCGCAACCTTAATGAAAGGCAGGTATGGCGTCTGGGCCAGAACGCAGCGGCAGACGGCAGGCCACAGGTCGGCTCTAGGTTGATGTACGAAATAGCGCAGTGGCGTTACCCGAAGCCAAAAGACGGCGAGGCACAGGCGCAAGACCCCGCAGACCGCACGGCAGACGGTGCAGACATGGTTGCTGCTCTGCGTTACGCAGTAATGTCCCAGTATAGGGCAGCAGAATTTGAGATCCCCATATCCGTTGGTAAAAATAACCGCGACTCAGGACTAGAAAAATTAAATGAGCAAATCAAGAACGAAGAAGACTACGGTGCCTGAGTTCTCCGCAGAGGAGTTAAAGCTACTTATTACCAAGCCGGACGAAACACAGGCAGAGTACGAAGAAAATATGTCTCGTGCCGATGTTAGGAGGCTGGAGCGGGCTCGCCAGAAAGGCGACAAGGATATGGCTAGGTGGGGTGGAAAACTTACCACCCGTGCTGATGTAGCCAATATCCTTGGTATGTACATAGAAAAAAACTTGCTGCCCATGGCATTTCGGTTAGATGAACTTGAGCAGGAGGTCTGGTTCTTGTCTCAACCGTTGTGGAAACGGTGGTATCTGACCTTCGCAAACTGGTGGCACAAACGGAAAGAGGAGCACGAAGATGGAGAGTAGATACTTCACGCTAGTCATTAGTGGCTCGACGCAAGAGAAGGACATGAGCGTCATAGACAGTGCTGTGGAGCGGTTCTCGTCGAAGTTCTTACGTACAATGGGCTTCCATGTGACTGACACGCACATCACACTGGCGCTGAAAGAGGGCAGTGCTGCAGCACTCCTTGCTGTGGACTTCGCAAGTGACGTTGCTGCAGAGGAAGCAGACGATGCCGCCCTGCCGAAGTCAGCGTTCATGGGCGTAAAGCCAAGTGGCACAAAGGGTTACACTGCCGCAGACGTTCGGGCACTTATAGCAAATATGGAGCGCTAGGTAGTGGATATTACTACACAGCAATTAGAAGGCTGGGTCGAAAGAGCCAAAGCAGTATCGGCCCGTCTGTCTAATTTAGGGATACCCACCACGGTCGACATCAAGTATGCCAGCGGTAATGTGGTCGAGCTACAGTTCCATAGCAGCCCGTTGGCTCAAGTGGCTGTGTTTGAAATGTTGGCCCAGAACATCGAGGTCGCTATAGCAAATGCGATAGAAGGCGACGAAATGGAATTGAATTGAGCCCAATAAGGTGGCCTTGGGTGTCTCGTCTAGCGTTTGATATCGTCGTAGAGACTAACTCTTACTTACGAGAGCGAAACGAGCTTCTTACAGATGTGTCAGTAAGGTTGCGCCGTAAGGAGGCAGGAATGCCCGAGTCACACGTAAGGGATCGCTCACCTGTTCACGATGACATGCCACCGGAAGTTTTGCGCTACGTACAAGCTTTTGAGAGTGAGGCTATGCGAAACGCCCTAGAAGACGACGTATCAAGGGCAAGGCGGCAGGGCACACCATGGTCTGAGATTATTGAGATTATGTCACACAGCATGGGGGATGAGGATGATCTCTGATAGACAGATGGAGATTGTAATACTTGTGGGACGGGACGGAGCGTCGTGGGCTCGCGTCTCCCGTGTCCTAGAGTGCCATCCGTCTACTGTACGTTCACATGTGAAGCGCATTAAAGACCGCCTCGAAATCCACAGAAAGCCCCGAGAGGCCATGGTTATAGCGTACTACAAGTGCATCGGTGACGCCTAAAACACCGACTGCATACAACCCGCCACGGAGTATATAATACAACATCATGGCAGACTATATTCAGGGCCAAGTGGCCCCCGGCCTACCATCCCCAGAACGCAACCAAGTGGACGCGAGGGGATCGGTTTCATCGGACAGCCGTGCGGTGGAGATCCGCGATTTCCACCAGAGGGGGCTCCGGTCTTCCAAGCGCGTCAACCTGACAGCAGAGAAGTACCTGCTTCATGTCGACGGAGAGGGCGGCGCACAGTGGTTTGATTTATTCCACGGTCAACGTCTAAAGATACCGGCACCGCTTAGTGGAGCACCTAGGGTCCAGAACAACCAACTGCGGCCCATCCTCGACAACTACGTATCCCACCTCACTACACAGCCCTTCCGTTTTGTTGTCGAGTCACGGCAGGACCGCTCATCAAGAGAGAGTGCGATTCTTGACCAAGCCATAGTGAACCACCAAGTACGTGTACAAGGGTGGAATTCTCTGTGGGCCGAGGCGAAGTACATGGCAGCCTGTGCGGGGTTTTGCCCTGTTCATGCCGCGTGGCGAGACGACGTGTCGGGCGACCCGTATGAGGCTGTCTTAGCGCAAGACGGCTCCGGGAATCCGATGATTGGCCCACGACCCGGTTCGATTGATAGCTGGGTGGGCAACCCTTTCGACCATGTGTTCGACAGCGGCTCGCGACGAGGCAGTCTCCATAGGCAAACTTACGGTAGGGTTTTACCTGCCGGAATGGTACGAGCAGCGTTTGGAGACGATTCCATTGAGGGCAACGACAGGATGCCTTCTGCGTCTACGTTTCAGCGAGTAGTGCAAAAATGGACCTCTGCATCAGGAATGACACATGGATCTAGTCAGATGTCTGCTGGCTGGGGACACGATGAACTTGTCGGTCTGATATATGACGAGATCGCTCCCGGTATAGATCCACAATACCCGGATGGCTGCTTGCATATCGTAGCCCTACAGGGACTTTCTTCTACGAATAGAGAAGAAGCACGAGGTGGTGTAGGCACCCCCATATTGCTATGGAGTGGCCCGTTGCCCGGCAAATCATTCTCTTCGGTCAATGTGTACGGGCATCAACGGGCGGACGACCCCCGCGGCAAGCCTTTTATAAGCGACCTTGACGACGACCAAATTCAGCTAAACCAGCTTGAATCTCTAGTCAACGAATATCTGCGTAGGGCGTCCAAGCCCCCACTTGCTTCGAGTGGCCGGGTTAATGTCGAGACGCTCAACTACAAAGGCGACACTGTCTTGGAAGTCGAGCCTCTCGGTCCCGGCTCCGTAGAACTCAGTTACCTAGAGTACCCCGGCAGGCATATCTCCCTGCTACAGAATAAGATAGCCCGCGTTCTTGATGGCATGTATCGCAAGGGTGGATGGCAGGCGTCAAGCAGGGGTGAAGCTGGTGGCGAATCTGGAAAAGCTATCATCGCACTACAGCAGGCCGATGACAGCATATTTGGTCCCGCAACACACCAGACACGTATGGAGCTTCAGTCCTATGCTCGCTTAAACTGGCGTCTATTTAAGACATTCGGTGATGTTCCCGCAGTGCTCGACGTTGTTGGTGATGAACTCGCGCACCTGACGGAAGCTCATGTCGACAGGTCTATGTTAAGCGCGACCCCACCAGTGTTTACGTTGGTGTCAGGGTTTGGAACTAGCACAGAAGCCAAGGCGCAGCAGCTGCTCAACCTTTTTAATATGACCGACCAGCGCGGCGAGCAGGTGATTAACACCCGGCAACTCAAGAAGCTATGGCCCGATCCGTCTCTTTTCCGTGAGGTGGATGACCCACAGGATGTCCGCGAACGCCGACCCCGAGTTGTCAATGCCAGCATACGTAAGGCGGCATCTGTCGTTCGAGAAATGTACCCGGAATTGCCATTTGTTATAAGCGACCCAATGGTTCAGCAAATGGCGCAAATGGTGGCGATTGAGGTTGATGGAATGCACCCATCCTTGATGGACGATGACCTAGAGCACCATATCAATATTCTATCGGGTATAACACAAGAAGAAACTGAGGACCCCCTAGTACGACAAATAGCACGCATTCGGCAGCAACAGTATTGGAAATGGCTGGCCGACAAAATGCAGAACACACAGCAACAGGAAAACCCGGAGCAGCAGCAGGAGGCCGCTGCCCAACCCCAAAAGTCTCAGTTCACGCCCAGCACTCAGGAGGCGTTTAATCCAGCAGCAGCAGCAGGGGTTAATGCGCAATCCATGACTCAGGCTGACGATGCTTTTACAAAACGCACAGCCTAGGAGGCAAGCGTGACTGACACCCCATCTGAGGCCGCTCCAGCGGTCGCACCAGCACCAGTTGTAGTTGAAGCCGCCCCGGTAGTAACCGAGGTGGCGACCCCTGTAGTAGAGCAAGCTGTAACCGAGGCGTTGCCCGAAGCAGTAAAGAAAGCTACATCTCGCCGTGATCGCGTAGCAGCTATGCGTGAACGGCTTAAGACTCGTGAATCAAATGAAACAAAGCCGCGAAACCCCGATGGGACCTTCGCCGCAGAAAAAACCGAAACACCTGCAGCCGCCCCAGCGGTCGCTGCGGAAGAAGCGCCATCAGACGCAGCCGCCCCAGTGGTCGCAGAGTCTGGTACCAGTGACGTGCCGAAAACCGTCACGATCCCATTGGACCGCAGTCACCCGCTATACGACCAAGGCGTCACGGAACTCAAAGATGTTCCAGCGCATTTGGAGCGGCAGATACGCACCATGGCTAACGCCACAGTACGTGCCAAGCAGGCAGAACAAGCATCAGCCGCCCAACAGGTCGCTGAAACTAAGTTAGCCACGCTGCAGGCCAAGATGGAGTTGATGCAGAGCGGAGACCTGCCGCAGTTTGACTCTGACCCAGAAGTCCAAGTCCTCCTTTCGGACATAGAGAAGGCGTACCCGGACCAATCCGACCTAATGAAGCGTGCTCTTGTGGCCCTGCAAACGCAGGAGATGCAGGAAAAGGAAGCTAGTATCACAGCTACCGTGCGTCGCGATCAAGTAGGTCGACAATTCCTGTCATCTGTAACAGAAAACGCCGGAAAACAGTATCCGGTGTGGCAGCAGAGCGGGGAACTAGGCCAACGGATGCAGAATGCCGTAGCTCAGTACGGGGACTATGTCGATGCCCGAAACATGAACCTTGTATCAGTAGGTAGGCCGGAATCAGAGCCTAGTTCAAAAGAGTTTTTTGAATGGGTTGACAGCAACTACGTGCGAGATAGTCGTGTGCAGGAGGCGTTAAAGTCGTACCAAAATAAGTCATTACATAAGTCAAACCAGCAGGCCGCTGCTGATGCAGCAGCAAAAGAGCGCAAGAGAATGACGGATGCCGAGGCCGAGAAACTTAGTGCAGCAGCGCAGCGGCACAGTACCCGACCTCCTACCCCGCCACCTGTGCGCTCTCAGGGAAATGTGAACGCTGCGACGGAAACAAATCCAGCGCAGAATCACGGGACCAGACAAAGAGACCTTCGTTCGAGTATCCGACAGCGGCTCGCGTCGTCGGCTCGATAGCGAAGGATTGATAGGAGAACTGAACCATGGCCCTTGGGTCACAGAAGTCAAATGTTCAGGCTCTCAGCGACATCACGGGACTCGTCCACGAGATTTTCGTAGGCGACATCCTTCCTGCCGTAAGGTGGGAAAGCGTAACTGCCCAGCTGTTTATGACAGCTGGTGAAGGTCAGTACCGTTACGATGGTGAGTCGATGAATGGAGCCACAGACCTACTCCGGCCTCACGGTGCGCTCGGTACCGATGGTGAGTTGCCGGATTCTAGCCACGTTGATGCTGCTAATTGGCAGACGACTCCGGTACGCCGGTACGTACGTCGTGCAGTTGATAACTTTACCGAAGCAGCCGCTACGAAAGGTGAAGGATCTTTCGCGGACTTTGGCACACGTATCTTTGACCAACTGTGGGGCGCGTTCCGTCTCATGGAGATTCGTCACGCTGTCGGCTCGTCTGACGGTGTTCTGTGCAAAGTACTTGCGCGCTCGTCCTCGACTGTCGTGACTACGACTGCCGGATACAACCATGCGGGCACCAACCCCCTTCTGATGATCGACGAGGGTATGGTTATCGCATGGCTGGATTCGTCAAACAGCAATGCTGTTGGTGGAGCCGCCAAGGTTACGGCTCTTAACTACAGCACAAACGCTATCACGGTTGACAGCGCAACAACGTGGGAGGTAGCCACGCCTGCAGTTAACGATCTGATCGTTGCGGCGACGACTCCGCTCGCGACTGCTGATTACTTTGCCACTGAATACCAGAATGCCAAGAACGGCATGATGGATATTGTTGACCCAGATGCGAGCGCTACCACAGTGTTTAACATCTCTGAGTCCACGTATCCTCGGTGGCAGCCATACCGCAATGCGTCCAGTACCTTCGATCATATCGAAGTGACTGAGTTCGCTCGCAAGCAGGCGTCCAAGAGCACGTTCCCCGTGTCTCCGCAGTCGCACACCATGATCGCCCATCCGGCTATCGTGGCTGAGCTTGCTCGCTCGCTCGTTGGTTTCCAGCAGCAGCAGCAGCTTGGTAAAACGCTTGAGGGTGGGTACCAGACGGTACGCATCGCAGGATGGGATATCGCTGAAGACGAGTACCAGCTGCACGACGTGCTGTACAACGTCTGCAACGAGGATCTCTACACGGTCTCGCTGGTTGAGGCCGGGTACTTTGACGAAGACGGCAGCATGTACGAGCGCATCAGTGATTTCGACGGGAAGGAATTCTACGTCCGTGATTACTGCAACTCGTTCTCGCCGCGCAGGAACCGACACGGTGCATTGACGGGCATCACGCTCGCCAACGTGACGGCGACGGACTTCGACCCGACGCCTAACTACTAGGCCGGGACACTGGGTTAGGGGTCGGAGGGTAACCTTCGGCCCCGACCCCTCTTAAGAGAGAGGAAGATATGGCGGTTACAAAACGGTTGTATGGGTCCCTGCACCGCACGATTAGACGTATGGCGGCACGGGTAAACCAGTTAAGTGACGCGACTATGCCACTTGGCAACCCTACACTCGCTATCGACACGAACTTCGATATCAAGAACACAGTCGCGATTGACTATATGATCGCTGGCTCACTTTATACGCTTGCAATCAACACAAACGTGAACACTGGTACTGCAGCCACGATTGAGACCGCAGACTACTGGGGCATTGTCTTGGTATCGGCTAATACGTCTGCAGCATGTACGGCTACGTGGTTGACGAACTCCACCGCAGGGTATTCTACGGAAGCGCTGGCTATTGCAGCACTGGCCGCTTCGGATATCCCCGCAAGTGAGTGCGTAATTGGGTATGTGACGGTTAAGACGAAGGCTTCTACGGCGTTGTGGACTGCTGGTACGGATGCCTTGCAGGGAGGAAGTGGTGGTGATGTGTCAGCTGACACGAACTACTACAACGACGCCAACCCCAACGGAATCGTCGCTCCGAGCTTTACGTACGCAGACGGTGCCCCAAGCGAGGCGCAGTAATCAATGGGGCTTGTTGTCAACAGGCATGACATGAAGCGCCGTGCGCCCACTGAGTTCCGTGACGAAGCAGAATTGTTCGCACGGCAGTATTCGGGACACGGAGATGTGGTTTGGGTTGGCGCACCTGTTAATTGTTGGCAGGTGCGTCTTACCCTCGCTCCGAACGACCCACGTTTGCGACATCCCGACGATGGGACGCACTTCGAGTCAGTGGAACTACATGAATGGGTAGACCCAAGCAGGGAGCCATCGCACCCGAAGCTGGACAAGCTACCGCGTAATGCGAGGACCAATGCTGTAACGCCGGGCTATATACCCTTGGAATTAGACGAGATCGGCGTATCGGGCCTTCGTGAATTACTAGAAAAGGGCTCCTTGATGAGCGGAAGAGGCGAATACGAGTCTTCCGAAGCCGCAACAAAGGCTGTCGTGTCCCAGCACAGGATGCTGCGAGAGACTACAGAGGCTGACCAGCGCGATAACGCACGACAGAGAATGAAGTACGGGCGTCGTAGGGCGCTCGGTATCCCAATGATCCCGGTCGGGATCGACCTTACAGGAGGCTAAGAGGCATGGCACACACCGCAGCAAGGCATGATCGGGGCATTCGTCCTGAGTTGATTGCACCACGAGGAGCGGTCCCCGTGGGGGTCCACTCAGACGGACGTACGATCTATGAGCAGGAGCGATTCGATATCAAGGCGACAGTCGACTCAAAGACGCAGGTGATTGATCCCGCCACAGGCAAGAAAAAATGGCGCAAGCACCCAACGACAGGTGAGTCGCTGTACCCCGTAATGAAGACGAAGGCCGTATATAGCACAGTACGGTTTGTGTTAGACCGAAGCCCCCGTGGCAAGGTCACGATCAACCCTTTCTTTGAGGGTTCAAATGAAGAACGAGCCGCCGACTTACGTAAGGTTAAGGCCCGTGACTTCTCTGAGAAGCTCGCAGAACTAGCCGCAGAACGTGGCGTGGACCCAGAATCCGTCATCAATAAGGTTATGGAAGAAGCGGCAGGTAGCGTGCAGGACGCCCTACCATACCCACAGCACAAGGGTGGTGGACATTGGCTGCTTTCAGACCTCACTACAATGCGAGGTAGCCGCGACGAAGCGGACATTGCAGAAGCATCCGTTCATATCGAAGTCCCAGTGGACGAGGAGAGCTACTAGCCCATGGCCGCCCGGCTCACTGACAGAGACAGCCTCAAGCGTGCGCTATACCGCCTAGTCAATACTGACGACAGCGATGACGCGATGCTAGAGCACGACACCGCAGCCTTAGATGGCGTCTACATGGCGCTACAAGAGGGTGTCGATGACGCGCAGCTGTATCTCATTGACAGTGGGTTGGGCGACTACTGGGTCACAGAGTCTGCAGCAATTTCGTTTACAGGTTCAGACCCAAACCGATATTGGTCCCTACCTAGCACAGATACGTCCGGTTCGGATAAGAGGTTTTTCCGTATGTACGGCGATCACGGCGCTAGTGCCTTGCGTCGCCCAACTGGGACACGCTGGGGCATGGAAATCCCAGCCGCGATGAGGTTTGAGCGATCTGGCAACTACTTCTACCTGCGCAACGAGCGCCTGTACGTCACACGTCACGCTGCTCCCCCCGCTGATATGGTTATGGACTACCTATACCGCCTGCCCGACCTAGAGGACGACACAACGGTAGATTTTCCAGAAGCAGATAGGCCCATGATTGTAGCGTTTGCCGCAATTCATGCTATGGAAAACGATTGGATCGCCGGAGGCAGGGAGATGGAACAAAAACTCCTTCGTAATCTGGAGAGCAGAAAGCTACAGGCGTACCGCAGGTCGCGGCGCAGCCTTCAACCCAAAATGACCACTCCCTCGCCCATGATGGGCGATCACTGGTTCGCGTAGGAGTACGAAATGAGCCGTCCGTTCACAACAATTACAACAGAAATACCGTCTGGTGAGGCCCTGTCATCTGAGGTAGACCTAGGGGACTGGGACCTCGAAGCGATCCTCACTCCCGCCGCATGGACAACCGCTGCCTTGACGTTCTTGGGCACTACAACTAGCGGTGGCACAGATGTCAGTTTATTTGAGGACGCTGGCAATGAAATCAGTGTCGCATGTGCAGTTGATCGCTACATCTCCATTACCGGCACCGATAAGACAGCAATTCGTGCTATACGCTGGCTGACAATCCGTAGCGGAACCCTAGCTACACCAGTAAATCAAGCAGCAGCCCGCACCCTTACGCTTGTGTTACGCAAGGGGCAGTAATCTATGTCTAGCGCCTATGGCATTAAGGCAATCAAGCCTACTGACGCAGAACACGTACTTGGCTTTGCGAGTGCGCGTGGCACGGCAGATGACGCTTTGTTTGAGGTTTGGAATGGGTCGACAAGCTCTACACGAGTTTTGCGACTCGACAAAGCGGGACAACTGCAGGCGCAGAGTGGGACAGTGGCTCGCCCTAGTTACAGTTTCGAGGACGATAAAGACGCAGGTGTTTACTGGGTTTCTTCGGAAATACGCACTGCCATTGCAGGGGCCGATGTACTTGCTGTAGCGGCAGCGGGTGTGACAGTAACGGGAAACCTTACTGTATCAGGAGCTATTAACGCCTCCACTTCAGGTGTTGTCTTGGGTGATAACGAGGAGATATTCTTCGGCACCGGCACGGACTATTGGTTTGTGTATAGTAGCAGCGGCACGCAGTTCGAGTTCCGCGCCACTGACATAGATGGCTCTGGTACGGACGGCATTGTCTGGGCTGTTGACGACGGCACGGACGACGTTGTGTTCACTGGCAACACCACCGCGGTCACGGTAACGGGTAGCACAAGTGTGGTTGCTGGGACGCTCACAGCAGCGGCAGGCTCCATCACAGACTCCTCCGGTGCCATCACGTTTGGTAACGAGAACTTGGTTACCACAGGTACGTTCGGATCTGGTGCAGCCACAGTCGCCGCACTCATAGCCACGACGGGCGTCTTCTCTGGTATCCTCAAGACCGACAATACGACTGATGCCACTAGCGGCACAGATGGGTCTTTGCAGACCGATGGTGGGCTTAGTGTCGCGAAAGCGATCTACGTCGGAACCACGGCCAAGATCATCGGAGTCACCACCCACGGCGGCAACGTGGTGTCAGATACTGACTCCACGGATGATCTCGGCACGACAGGGGTTCGCTGGGCGAATCTCTGGGTAGACGCCATCACAATGGGTGGGGCGCTGACCGCTTCTGGCGGCGGTGCCCTAACAGGCACATGGTCCAACCTTGGTGTGGTCACGACGGTAGATATCAACGGTGGGACCGTTGGTGGCGTCACGCTGGACGGCACGATTTCGGGAACCCCGACATGGGCTAGTAATCAGGCCATCACGCTGAGTACAGCAGCGCAGGCGAACGTTACGAGCCTAGGCACCCTCACCGTGCTACAGGTCGATAATCTCAACGTAAACCTGAACACGATTTCAGCTACGACAGGCGCTATCAACATCACGCCTGCTACCGGCTCTGCTATCCTGCTTGACGGCACGATCAGCGTGGACGCCGGAGTGGTCACAGGTGCTACGTCGATTACAAGCACGGCGTTCGTTGGAGCATTGACTGGCAACGCATCGGGCTCATCAGGCTCCACGACCGGCAACGCCGCGACTGCGACTGCACTTCAGACAGCGCGGACCATCGGCGGTACTTCGTTCGACGGAACGGCGAATATTGCGGTCGCGCTGTCAGCAACTGCTACTGCACTGGCGACTGCCCGCGCTATCAACGGAGTGAACTTCGACGGCACTGCTGCGATCACTGTCACGGCTGCTGCTGGAACGCTGACGGGCACGACCCTGAAATCTACCGTAGTCACTTCCAGCCTGACTGCCGTAGGCACGATTGGGACAGGAGTCTGGAACGGCACCAAGGTGGCCTCGGCTTACCTCGACGATGACACGGCGCACCTGAGTGGCACCCAGACCTTCACAGGTGCCAAGACGTTCTCAGCCGCCCTCGTCGCTTCCTCCACCCTAGCCGTCACGGGCACAAGTGCGCTGACGGGGAGCGTGGGGATAGGAGCGGCGAATCTGTCGGCTATTTCTAGCGTTGGCAGGGTACTATCAATCACCTCCGGGTCTGGTGGGGAGATTATTATCCAGCGCGACGATAGCCTAATTGCCGATGGAAACATCGTTGGCGGTCTAGCGTTCTTCTCTAACGACACCCAAAACCAGACGGAGTACAGCGGCATCCAAGCACGAGCCAGCGGCACAGCGGGGTTCATGGATCTCAACTTCTACGGGAAGTCGGGATCATACGGCAGCAACACGCCCGACATGACCATCGACACGAATGGCGCGATTTCGATGGCTGGCAGCCTCTCAGTAGATGACACAACCCAAACCTCCAGCGGCACCACAGGCAGCATACACACTGATGGCGGCTTGGGCGTGGCAAAGGATCTCTTTGTCTCGGGTAATATCTCGTTGGCCGCGACATCTGGGGTATACTTTGATGGCGGCGCTCACACCCTCATCAAAGAAAATAGCGCCAACGTACTGCGGTGCGTGGCTGGTGGCTCAGGTGGCGTAGACCTGACGAACGGCGCGACCTCTTGGACATCGGTATCGGACGAGCGGGCGAAGAATCTTGGGGAGCCGATCATTGACGCGATGGCGAAACTCGGGACACTGCGCACGATGTTCGGCACATTCAAGGACGATCACCAAGAGATCCGGCACCCGTTCTTGATCGCGCAAGACGTTCTCGCGGTCTATCCCGAAGCGGTGGTGATGCCAGAGGAGGAGGATCTATACAGGCTCTCCTACACGGACATGATCCCACTGATGATCTCGGGCATGAACGAGACGGGGGGCCGCGTCGAAACCATCGAACAGAAGGTCGAACGGCTGACCGCGAGGATTGATGAACTGGAAGCCACGGCCTAGAGTAAAATTGAAGGAACTTAATTTCCAAGGACAGGACCGATGAGAATTTTCGAGCTAGATGCCCCCGTGGACGGATACACGCACGGAGAGGTTTACGATGAGAGGCGAGAACACTCTGCCGGGATGCTGGTAGTCGCATTTTACTACGGCACGATGGGCGGAGGGGACTTCATCCCATCATCTCTCGGGAGTCGTGGGTCAATAACCATGAGCGTGGAGGACATGACAGACCTCCGAGATGCCACGACAGGTCGCCCAGCGGATCTCCCGGCCTATGAGTTCAGGACGGAGGACGTTGTTGGGTTTCTGCCAAAATTGAAGGTCGCTAGAGAAGCTCGGGCGGCAGCAGCAGAAGAGGGATAGTATGATTGAGATTCCGACCTGATGACGCCTGAAGCGATCAAGGAGTCAGCGAACGTCAGCTTTTCTTTGTCCTTTCTGCTTCAACTGGTTGGGGTGCTGATGGCAGGGGTATGGGGATACAGCCAACTGGATGCTCGCATTTCGACGATAGCTAACGCCTCTGTGCAGCACACTGAGGGAATTGAAAGGATTGAGACTTCGATGGAAAAAAATCAGGACGCTCCGATTAGCTCAGACCACATCCAGAACACAAAGCTGAATTGGTTGGAATCTGTTAATATTGATATGCTGGGGCGGCTGGATAGGATGGAAGTGAGGATGTATGAAATGAGGGGCGAGATAGGGGGTGGGAATGGATTTTGACATTAAGTCACTGAGCGGCGTGAAGCCGCTAAACACACACTAGGTATAATTGGAATGTCCCCCGGAGAAATTGACCGTCTGTACTCTAGGTTGGACTCTATTCACGAAGTGGTAAGTGAGGTCCGCGAGGACGTTGGTGAGATCCGTGGCTGGAAGGAGCGGGCAGAAACAGACGTAGCCGCGCAGTCTGATAGGATTTCGTCATTAGAACGCTCAAGGGCATGGGCTCTTGGCGCAGTAGCAGCGGCGACCGCACTAGTAGCCGGTGTATTTGGAAAAATCGTAGCAATGTTTACTGCTTAGGAGGCAGCGAGATATGAAGATTAAGAACGGACAAATGGAAGGCATCATCAACGCCCTTATGGATGTGTCGAAGAACCGGTTGCCCGGTGGCATGGCATTACAGGTCGCACGCACCAAGCGTGCGGTGGCTGAACAGTACGCCGATGTCCTTGAGGCTCGCTCTGCCATGATTATTGCGCACGGCGGTACGGAAGACGAAGGCATCAGCCCAGACCACGAGAATTGGGGATCGTTCGTTTCAGAGTACAATGCCCTAATGGAAACAGAGACAGAAGTGGACACCAAGCCACTACCCCTTGCCGACCTAATAGCCGAGGGTACGTCGTTTCGCCCCGATAGCCTTGGGCTCCTTGACTTTGTGGGTCTTTTGGAGGACTAATGAAAGCGCTAGTTGAGCAGCAAGTATCGTTTGCACGGGGGATGCAGAATACATCTGCACCAAGTGAGTTTCGTGCGGACGAAGTGGAGTTGCTGCTCAACGGGCGTGTCTCATTTCTTGGTAACTCTATTGTCCGCCGAGGTGGTAGTGCCAAATCCCACACGACCGCCCTGAACTCAGGTGCTCAAGGGTATGGAGCGAAAGAATTCTCCACTGCAGCGGGCGCACAGCAGTTGTGCGTCTTTGTGGGTGATAAGTTCTACTACAGCACAAACGAAGGTGTGTCATGGACTCAGGCTGCAACAGGTCTCAGTACGGCATACTGGGATATGGTACAAATGCGTGTCGGTTCGGCTAACTACCTCGTATGCGTCAACGGCTCGACGAACGCCTATTACTGGGACGGAGCAACGTGGGGAACCCTTAGTAACGCTCCTTCTGGCGCAAAGTACGCTGCCGTGTTTAACGACCGACTATACCTCGGTGGACATAGTGGAGTAACCATAGCAGCGTGCGCTGTGGGTAACCCGAATGTATGGGCGACGCCTTCAGGTTTTTCAGTTGAATTCACCACCCACGACGGCGAACAGGAAATAACGGGGCTGTATCAAATTGGTCCTGTATTGCTCGCGTTTAAACGTGAGAGCACTGGATACCTAGAGGGGTTTGGCTTCCAGACGCTCGAAGTCGAAGCAGGTGGTCGCGGACTGTCTCGTTCTGTGGGGCTGCTAGGCTTCCGCTCTTTATCAGCAGCAGGTGAGCAAGGTCTCTGTTGGCTAACCGAAAGAGGGTTTGTCTACTACACCATTGGCGGACAGATCCAGCTTATATCTCGCCCCATTCAAAACTTCCTTGACACTATATCGTGGACAAACATCAAGGACGGTTCTGGTATTCCTACCAGCCTGTACTGGCCGCAGAAGAACGAGTATTGGTGCGCCCTTCCGTCAGCGTCAGGTCAAAACGACTACGTGTTCCGGTGGCGTCCCCCAACGGCAACATCGACCCCATGCGTCATGCTCGACAAGCACGGGGTGGACGGAGAGTCCTCAGTATTTGTGGGATCGGACGGCAACCTACAGATCCAGAACGACCTGTCACGCGATCAAGTGCGTGTATCAAGTGGTGATATGGTTATTGGCGTGACGGGAATGTACACTGAGATCACATCAGGAAACCTTACGCTTGCACTCGCAGCGCACGACCACGCAGCCCTCTTTTCTGCAGACCGTGACACAGATGAGGATATTTCTGCTCCATGGTCACTAGGGTACGACGGCTTCGTTCGTAAGCTAGATGTCGGGAACACAGACAACGCTACCGGATCTTTACGGGACGACGGAAACGCTGTGTCCATGCGAATTAAATCGCGTCCCATGTTGTTTGGAAACCAACTGCGCAAAAAGCGTTTACGCACATTCCGTGTGGCTTCATCTCAAGATGAAGTGGCGGAACTAATGGTCGTGCCGACGCACGATGGCACCAGTGGTACGACTAAGACCCTCTCTATACCTGTGACAGAACCCGGAAGGGCGTCAAGCGTTAAGTCACGTACGACAGTAAAGGGATACGCGCTGCAGTTAGACATGAGTACCTCACAAGATGTTTCTGTGGGTGCCATTGAGGTAGTCGCAGAAGTTCTAAGGGAGGGGTACTGATCTTGTGGCTGGTTTCGCAGATGGCCTCCAAATGCACGTTCCATGGTACAGTGCATTCGTCCGCTACTTTGCGTCCCACTGGGACGAGCAGCAGCGGGTTGCTGTGCTGGGATTCCGTGATATTGCAAGCAATAACTCCACGATCAGGTGTCTCGCTAGTCGGGCTACGATGTACGTCAGGGTCCATGTGCAACACGACGGGTCTGGAGGTGGTGGCGTGAGCTACAATGCATCGACCTTCTCGTCTTCTACGCAAGTAGATACGCGAGAAAACAAACAGTACGACGGCACAATAGCCCGCGATGGCACCAACCGCTTTTTTGTCTGGTTGATTCCAGAATTCCTAAACAACGACGGATCGTTCACTAAGTTTAATGGAGCGGACGGTGCAGACCACATGGCCTACATAGACCTAGGTACTTAAAATGCCCATCGACTACACAACCCCTACAGTATCACCACCCACAGCATCCGATACTCTTGAAGACTACACTGGGGAACCGGAGCTACCGGTTATTCCAGCTGGTAATGCTATAACACCACCTGCTGCAGCATTAGAACCAGATGCTCCCACTGTTTTTGACAGTCTTGGTTCATTCTCTCAGGACGCCCTAAAGTCTCCGGGCCGCTGGGATGCTGATATGATCCAGCAGGGCTTGGGGATGATACGAGATAACTCGGCCATTGCTCAAGAGGACCAGATGGCGACTCTTGACGAACGCATGGCAATGCGAGGCGCTGTGGGCTCGTCGATAGAGGCGGACTCGACAGTAGACCTGCTCGGTCAACTGAACCGTTCGCGTCAGGAACAAGAGTATGGACTTCTAACCCAAGCGGCAAACGCAAACGCATCCGACCAAGCCTCTGCAGCGAACATCGCAAGCACCACAGCGGACCTAGAGCAACGCCTCGAGCAAATGCGTATCGACGCAGCGTTCCGTGGTGAGGCGTTCGATATTGACCGCGAGCGGATCAATATTCAGAACGAGCAGTTCCGTTCTCAGATGACAGAGAGCCAGAAGCAGTTCCAAGCGCAAATGGACGAAGCTCAAGCCAGCCGCTTGCAGGAATTAGGGCTGTCGCAGCAGGACTTCGACATAAGAGCCCTCAAGCTGCAACAGGATGCGCACCAAGCGGGCCGTAGCATGGACCTGCAGGAAGCCCGCGACAGCGCAGAGGTTAGTTACCGCCTAGAAGCCTTACAGCAAGATGCAGAACTACGCGGTGAAGAGTTCGACATTGAACGTACGCGCCTAAGCCTGCAGGGTGAGCAGTTCGACCGAGAGATGGGCCTGAAAGCGACAGAGATTGCCAACCGGGCGGATCTCGAAGGCCGAAAAATGACCCTTGAAGAAGCCAAGCTCGAAGCAGAAAATCGCTGGGAGATAGAGAGGCTCGGAGAGGCCCGTTCGGCACGTCTACAGGACGCAGGAATCAAGGGCAGGGATCTCGACCTGCGTTCCGAAGCATTAGCGAAGCAGTACAACCTGTCGGACAAAGAGTTAGCGCGAGACTACGCCGAGTTAGACCTCCGTCGCGAGAGCATGTTGCAAGACCTCGGGATTGACAAGGAGAAGTTAAGCCTAGAAGCCAAGCGCATCCAAGAAGACTCTCGCCTGCGTGGTGAGGAGATGACCTCTCGGCAGGCAATGCAGCAGGCGGAACTAGAGTCGCGCACGACGATGCTAGAACAAGAAATCATGGCCGCTCAAGAGGAATGGATGGCCTCTCTTTCGTCCGAAGAACGGCAACAAGCGTCAGCGATTACAGCAGAGGCCGCGCTGGAAAAAGCTAAGGCACAGGCGCAGTCAGATATGCAAGCCGACCG